TGATACTTGTCCTAAATTTGATGTAGTATTTATTGATGAAGCACAAGATTTATCCTTAATGCAATGGGACATGGCTAAAACCCTGTGGAATAAATCAACAGATAATTATATCGCAGGAGATGATGATCAAGCTATCTTTAAATGGGCCGGTGCAGATGTTAATAGTTTTATAACATTGGGTGGCGAATTTATTAAATTAACTCAATCTTATAGAATTCCCGCTAAAGTCCATGAATTTGCAATGAAAATTATAAATAAAGTTGGTAACAGAATTCCAAAAGATTGGCGACCTAGAACTGTTGAAGGAAAATTATCTAATTATTCTGATTTTAGCCACATTGATATGTCTAAAGGAGATTGGCTAGTACTTGCTAGAACTCGTTCTATGCTGAATGATCTAGAAAATACTATCTATCAAAATGGATTATATTATAAAAATAAATTTAAAAAATCATATGAACAAGATTTATATGAAGCTATTACTGATTGGGAATCCTGGAGGAAAGGTGAAACTTTAGACCATCCTCGAATAAAAAGAATCTACAGTTATATGAATGAATCTCATGTAGATAAAAAATCTTTAGTACTTTTAAATAAAGAGAATTTTTATTCTCTAGAAGAATGTAAAAATAAATATGGACTTAAAATAAATAGTGTATGGTATGACGCATTTAATAATGCACCTTCTAAAAAGGTAAGTTATATTAGAAAAATGAGACAAAATGGAGAACAATTAAATAAAAAGCCACGTATTTTACTATCTACTATACATGGAGTCAAGGGAGGAGAAGCAGATAACGTAGTTTTATTAACTGATTTAAGTCGGCAAACTTTAAGAGAATATGAAAGAGTTCCTGATGATGTTAATCGTTTATTTTATGTTGGTGCAACAAGAACTAAAGAACATCTACATATAGTAGAACCCAAAGATATTTATAGGGCATTTAGAATATGAGTGATGTATATAAAAAACAAATTGGCGGATCCCATTATCAATCTATGTTTATTCAACCTTCAGAATTTATTAATAAAAATAATTTGCCCTTTGCAGAAGGGAATGCTATAAAATATTTGTGCAGACACAAGCAGAAAGGACAAAAGAAAGATTTGGAAAAAGCAATTCATTACTGTCAAATGGCAATCGATAGAGACTATCCCGACAAAAAAGATTTCTTAGAAGAAGCTGAAAAAGAAAAAAAAGAATTAGAAGAATCTTATAAAGAATCAAAACGACAAACAGAAGAACGGAAATCCAACGAATGGATCAAAGGCTATAACAAATGGAAGAAAAATAAATGATGCAAGTGCCGCTTTTTAAACCACAGACAGAATGGACACCACCTACAGAGTTTCCTGATTTATCAAAACATGATGAAATTGCAATTGATTTAGAAACAAAAGACCCTAATTTAAACACGCGTATGGGCTCAGGTTCCATAATTAAAAACGGAGAAGTAGTAGGTGTCTCAGTCGCTGTAAAAAATTGGTGTGGTTATTATCCCATTGCTCATGAGGGCGGTGGAAATATGGATAAAAGATTAGTTTTAAAATGGTTTCAAGATGTATTAAATACAGAAGCTCAAAAAATATTTCATAATGCAATGTACGATGTATGTTGGATTAAATCTTTAGGATTAAAAATCAAAGGAAAAATTATAGATACAATGATTGCATCAGCTTTAGTGGATGAAAATCAAATGAGATATGATCTAAATAATTGTTCTAAACGATATACAGGTCAAGGAAAGAATGAAACAGAATTATATGATGCTGCGAAGAGTTGGGGAGTGGATCCTAAAGCAGAAATGTATAAGTTGCCAGCCATCTACGTAGGATCCTACGCAGAAAAAGATGCACGAATAACGTTTGACCTATGGCAAGAATTAAAGAAAGAAATTGATCATCAAGATCTGGGAGCAATTTTTAAAATGGAAACTGATCTTTTTCCTTGTCTGGTTGACATGCGTTTTTTAGGAGTCCGAGTAGATAGTGAGAACGCTCATAAATTAAAAACCAAATTAGTTGGAGAAGAAGAGCAATGCTTGCTAAAAATAAAAAAAGAAACACAATTAGATGTTCAAATATGGGCTGCACGTAGCATTGCCAAAGTTTTTGACAAACTCCACCTACCTTATGACCGTACTGAAAAGACTGGCTCTCCTTCATTTACAAAAAACTTCCTTCAAAATCACCCCCACCCACTGGTGAAATTAATAACCCAGGCCCGTGAAATAAACAAAGCCCACACCACATTCATTGATACCATAATCAAGCATTCTTACAAGGGAAGAATTCATGCAGAAATTAACCAACTCAGAGGAGATAATGGAGGCACCGTAACTGGAAGATTCAGTTATTCAAACCCAAATTTACAGCAGATTCCAGCACGAAACAAAGACCTTGGACCAGCTATTAGGTCATTATTTATACCCGAGGAAGGCCATACATGGGGTTGTTTTGATTATAATCAGCAAGAGCCTAGATTGGTCGTGCATTATGCAACTTTACAAAATTTAATGGGGATTGATACAGTATTAAACTCTTATAAAAAAGGCGAAGCCGATTTTCACAGCATTGTATCCGAGATGGCAGATATACCTAGAACACAGGCCAAGACTATAAACCTTGGTCTGTTCTACGGAATGGGAAAAAATAAATTACAGGCTGAATTAGGAATTAATAAAGAATCTGCAGAAGATTTATTTAAAAAATATCACAATGAAGTTCCTTTTGTTAGACAACTTATGCATGCAGTTATGCAACGTGCTCAAAGTTCTGGAAAAATTAGAACTCTACTGGGAAGATTATGTCGATTCCCATTATGGGAGCCTAATCAGTTCGGGATACATAAAGCATTGCCCCATGAACAAGCGCTCGCGGAACACGGACCAGGGATCAAACGTGCATATACTTACAAAGCTTTGAATAAGCTAATTCAAGGAAGCGCAGCTGACATGACTAAAAAAGCAATGATAGACTTACATAAAGAAGGAATTATTCCACACATACAAGTCCATGATGAACTAGATATATCTGTAATGGATCATACTCATGCAGAACATATAAAAGAGATAATGGAGCATGCTATAACCCTTGAAGTTCCTAATAAAGTAGACTATGAATCTGGACCAAATTGGGGTACAATAAAATAAACAAGGAGAAAAACTATGGAAAAAATAAAACAAGTATGGGCATTAGCACAAGCTCATCCAAAAATATCTATTGCTATAGTAGTGGTAGTTATTGCTATATATTTTTTAGTAAACTAGGAACTATATGAGAGATGGCTTACCTAAATGCAAATATACCTGTGATGTATTCACAGATCAAGAGAGAATATCTCTACGATCTTAAAGATCATCATGGAGAAGTTGAAGACTGTATTATATTTGGCCTGGCATCGATTACAGGGCGTCCTATACTCTTTCATGCAATTATGGAAAACGGTGCTGTATTCTATCGGCTGCCGATATCCGCTTTCATTCAAAGAGATTATGACCCAAAAGAAGTTCCTCGATATAGACTTGATGAGCTGGAGCTGTGGAATTGCTTTAGTTACTATCCTAGCGTTACTTCTTTTGATATCCTAGACGGACAATCTGGAAAATTTTTTGGAAAAGATAAGAAATGTCATCCAGGGGCGTATCTCTTTACTGTTGACTGGGCTCACCCAGAGAGTAATATAGTCGATACAGATCACTCTGAAATATCGCATGAACATAAGTGCGCCCACATCCTCGCTCTCGAAGATGGAAATTATGCAGCACAACCTAACAATCGTATCCTTTGGGATATACCTTCGTTTACAGTAAAGGACGAGGTACCTGATTGGAAGGTTCAAACTTCAGATTGGAATGTAGAAGACACAGGTAAATGGAAAACAGAAGATACCGATAGGTACTTCTATAATATTGAGAAAAAAAATGACTGAACGATTTTGTAAAAAATGTAATAAAATATGTCACTGCGCAAACGCCGAAGGTGAATGTACCAACTGTGATTGCAATGGCAGAGAAGAAGATAAAAGTTTTGAAAATGAAGGTGGTCTTATAATAGACGACACAGGAGAATGCGAATCATGTCAATAATGAGGAGGAGTTATGAATAAACTATTTTTAATACTAGCACTTGTGGCTGTAAGTTCTTGTTCAATCGGACAAAAATGTACATACACACAAGACGGAACTAAAATTTCATCTTATGTATGGTTTACTAAAAGTATGCCAGTAGATGTAAGTAAAAACAACTGTAACTAATATGAATGATAAGATTATTACTGTACTCTTGGCTATTCTCATCGCCCTCTCGGGGTGGAGTCTCACAACAACAGTCGGTCTTAAGTCAGATGTTGCAGTTCTTAAAGAAAAAGTATCGGGGATTGAAAATGAAATTCAGAACAGCAAAGCTTTTAAGGGCAAAAAGAAACGCAAGAAAAAGAATACAAACAACTGAAAAAGCGGTACAGGCTTTGATAATTATCCTAGTCTTGGCGGCATTACTTTTAGTTGGATGTAGCTATAGAATGGTTCCCAACGAGACTAAAATAGAGTATGGTACAACAGAGACAGATGCTAAGAATAGTAAACTTCAAGAGAAAAAATTCATAACTCAGACTTGGAAATGGCACTAAAAATTTCAGAAGAAGCAAAAGTTCAAATGCCTATGAAGACAGTTGCTAGTTTGATCGCGCTGGTCGCGATCGGGACGTGGGCTTTTTTCGGCATTCAAGAAAAATTAAATACACACGCAACTAAACTACAAATTATGGAGAAGGATCTCGAAATGAATTCAGAGTTCAGAATAAAATGGCCTCGTGGATTA